TCTCGCATGAGTTCCGCCCTTTGACAGGGGCAGCTTATGATGTATCTCTTCGGTCGGCACGAACCTTCCGTCCTCCAGGCATTTCTCACACAGCGGGTGGGCGGAGGCATAGGCATCTCTTATCCTTTTCCACGCTCTCCCGTAGCGTTTTCTTACGGCAGGGTCACGGTCATAGGTTTCGTATCGTTTGTTTTCCTGCTTTTCATGTTCTTCACAGAACCTGCCATCTGTTAAGTTAGGACATCCTGGGAAAGAACAGGGACGCTTTGGTCTTCTTGGCACTTGTTTCACCTCCCTTGGGCATAAGAAAAGCCCTGAAGGATTGCTCCCTCAAGGCCTCGTTTCATTCTGCTTTTCGCTGATTATATCATATCATAAATACCACTGTGGTATCTTGTTGCAAAGTGTTGTAAAGTGTGCAATCCTTAAATCTGAATCGGATTTTCCGGCAGTTTCACATGATTAACAGCACTGTTATGCCAACGATACACCGTAGTCCTGTCAGCATGGAGTTCATCCCCAATCTGCTCCCACGTCAGATTGTGAATATAACGGTAACGCAGAACCATGCGTTCATCCGTATCGGTCACTTCATCAATGACCTCTCGGATTTGTTCCTTTAATGCCATCAGCTTGGAAACCTCCGTATGGATTTTATCTTCCAGATCCATAATCTTATCCAAACATCTGACAAAA